TTCTTCATGTAGGTCTGCATAAACAGATTTATGTGGTGATTTTTTAACATGATCAGCAAAGTTTTTAGCGTCTGTCTTAGAGTTAAATTTAAAGTAAGCACCTTTGTCTGAATGCCCATCAAATTCACCACCATGTTTTTTAACTCCAGCATTGACATGCTCTACATCTTTAGGATGTGGTTTGTCACCATAGTTACTACCATCATCAACATGAACAATATGTTCTTCTTTTAATGATTCTTTTTCTCTAGTCTGTTTATCGGCAAGAGATTGTTTTTCTCTGGCATGTTTAGCCATTAGATTTGCTTTGGCAGTTTCTTTTGCTGCACTATCATCTTGCTCAGTGACACTACGAAGTTTATCGATAAATGATTTTGCTAATTTCTTTTGTTTTTCAGTATGTTCTGGACTGCTAATAATATGATCAACAGTATTCTCATGTGCAGATTCATCTTCATATGCAGACATGTCTACATGAGGAGGTTTATTCTGTTCGCCTAAATGATATTTAATCTTGCGACGACGAAGATTATCTGAAGTATCACTTGATGTTAATGTGCCACCAATTTGATTTGTCTGTCCTGGAGTTTTTATTTCTTCTTCCTCTTTAACAGAATTCATCTTTTGTAGTTTTTTAAAGTCATTGAAACGAAGAATATCTTTTGCAATATTATACTTACTGTTCTTATTCACAACAACTGAATCTGTAGTTGTCTCAATCTTATCTGTGCCACCAATCTGCGTTACACCTTCTTTTAACTTAGATGGTTTTAATGTAGCATCGTATTGAATACCTTGCTCTGTGGCAAGATTAAGCATTTTATCGAGGATATGAAGTGCTTCTGGATTAAGTGCCTTCGTGCGAACTTTGCGCAGTGCTTGATTGATAAGATTCTCTGGATTAGAGGATGTCTCTGCATTATCAACACCAAGCATGGTTGCGATAATACGAGCGACTTTAATCTTATCAGTCGGTCTTAATGTTTTATCTGTAAGTTCTTCGTTCATATCTTCTTTTTCTTCTGTTGGTTGAACATCTTGAATCCACTTTGATACTAGGTTTCCAGATGCTTCTTTTAGTAGTAAATGATTTGAACCACGCTTAACGATAGTAAATCTTTCGCCAGCGGACTCTACAATATCTCCCTCATTAAAGATCTCTCCACGAAAAAACTTCTCACGAAGTTCATCTTTAACAAGAACAATCTGTTCTTTGATGGGTTCAAGACCCATACCATCACGAATGTCATTCATCAATCGTTTACCATCAATGTCACGGACAGTGGAAGGTAAACCTTTCTTAAATTCTGAGTAGCTACCTTTAACAGCAAGACTACGCATCTTAGATGCAGACATACCTGTAGCGTCATCCGCATCAGGATCTCTTTCACCTGCAGATACAACTTCAATGGTATCGAAATTAAAATCTTTACCGTTATAGGTATTTAACAATCGTTTAAATTCAGCAATACGATCTGAACCAGCAATCATAATAATGTTCTTATACTTCTTATTCAGTGCCTTTGCTGCTTCAATGAATGTTCTTTCCTGATCATTGGCTGCAGCAAAGTTAGTGCTCTTAAACATCAGCTTAAGATACTTAACCTTTTTCTCTACAGATAGGGGATTCTTTTTAGCATCTTGTGACCTAGATGCATAGATTACATGGTCAGCGTTTCTTTGCTGAGCCAGTTTTTTGACTGCCTTAACCAATAGTTCATGACCGATAGTCGGGGGATTAAATCTCCCGAATGCGAATACCACAGACTTCGCTGGTAGTTCTTTGATTAGCTGTTTGTAATCTTTCATTTAATCCATCTATAAAAAGGGTTTTACTACATTATTTAGGAGTTACGCTACTGCAATCAATGCTTCTGCTGCAGCAACGATCCAACGACAGGCGATCTCGTCTGACGCTAAGTCTTGTTGTGCACGGATGCTGGCGATCTCTTGCAATAGAAACTCGTATTCTTCTTTGGTTAGTTGTCCTTGCTCATAGTTCTCACGAATCACTAACATTTCGTTGGCTAATACTGCAGCTGGACCACCAAGTCCTGCTTGTTCTCTTAGAGAATTCATTATGCTCATTTTCTTCCTTTCCATGCATCGATAGCGACATCGACTCTAGTTCTGTTAAGTTTTAGGACACTTTCACAAAAGGTAACACTCTTACTATCATATGCTTTAGTGACAGCATCTTGTAAACTCTTTAATGCTGGAGCCTGTGGATCACCTCTTAAATCAGAATAGACTTTAACAGTCTCGATTCTCTCCATTACAGGTTTCCACTCTTGTTTTGCATCACAAGTAACCTTACTCAATCCAACTTTAACATCAATCATATATCCAAACATTACTGGATCATGTGGCTTTGGAAAAATAAATGCACAACCAGATAAAGCAAGTGCTAGAACTACTATAAGTTTTTTCATCGTTGCCATCCTTTAATAATATCAGCAGAGAAGTTAGACTTGCTAAACTCTAAACGATCTACAATCTTAACTGCTCCACCAGTTAGGTGATCAATAGCAACAAATCCTTCAACACCAGTAACTTTATAACCAGCAGTAGTTCTAAGGAATGTGCTAATGTGTCCTGCTTCATTCATCTTTGTTATAATCATCAGTTTTGCTTTGGCGAGTAAATTAACCAAATCAAATATCTTTACAATCTCTGCTTTGTCATGGGTTGCGAAGAAAGATAAAACTGATTTTCTTTTTTCTTCTTTACCTGCTTTACCTTTTTCTGTTTTTAGTTTATCAATTTCACCTTGATACTTATCGTGAATATAATTGAACAGACCAACCACATGAGCATGAGTGTCGGTGATTTGTTCGCCAGCACGAACTTTAGAGTTGTTGTATGTATTGACTGCCATATTAAGATCTTCATTGTCTTTAATGGCATTAAGAGTTGCAGCAGGAATAGAACTAAACAATGTTCCAGCCTGTGATAGAATGGCAGTTAGTTCTTTGGTTTGCTCATGAGTGAATGTGGCAGTGCCAGAGTAATCTTTATAGTTTGCATCGTCCATCCAAACAGATGCAGATGGTGTCATCTTTGACACGATTGATTTGCCAAACGATGCAGTCATTGACTCAAATGTAGTGCCAGTATATGTAGTATGCCACACTACACCAATTTTTGCTTTCATAATCTTATTGGCCAACTCTGTGCCAACAGGAACAGCATAGACGATTGTATTTGGATGGAAGGTAACATACTTCTGTCCATCAATAGTGACAATCTTTTTATCGTCAGTGAACATAAGATCACCTTGATACACACCAGACTTAATACCGAGTTTCTTAAACTCAGCAAGAGCCACCTTTAACTTTGCAGCAAGATCGCCAGAGGTATCGGCATCAATCTGCGCATTTGTTTTATAAACTATTGGATTCTTATTGAAGACACCTTTCTTAGCAACAAAGAACTTCTTATCTGTTGGATCGATACCAGCAAAAACTGCAGGTGCACCATCCCACTTTACAGTGGCAGTAATTTTAGTCTTAGAATTTCCAGCAAGCATATCACGAAGATCTTGAAGAAACTTAATTGCTTGACGAGTACCATCAACACCACCATCGAATACCAGATCTTCCACATGAGTCATGTGAGTATTCTTTTGTTCAACGATGTAATTCTTTAGTGTTTTCACTTAATAACCTTTACTGAACCATCTGGATTTGCGAAGAATGCTTCGAACTTAATATTCTTAAACTCTGTTCTTAATTTTAAGAACTCTCGTAGATTACTCATCGAGTCATCAAACAATCTCACTTTACCGTATTGATTGCTTTGTAGATATTTCCTAACGATGACTACTTTCTTGATAGCTGGAATCTCATTGCCAACTAATTCACCTGCTCTTTCAACACGAACTTTATCGATGTCGAACCCATACTTACGAAATGTTGATAGGAATTTATCTCTATCATCAAAGTTTGCACGAGCAGTAAGAATGATAACTTTACTCAACGGATTCTTAATAGAGTTAGTCAAGATTGCTTTGGCTTTTGCCAGCATTCTACCAATTGGTTTGCTCTCATGATAGAACTTATGAGCATCTTTAAACTCAGAGAAGTCAAACGACTCTCCGTCGCCTAATTTGTAGTTGTTGAATTCTTGATTGGTAAGTTTGGCGATAGTCTTACCATCTTTGACAACTGCTATTTGAGCAGTGGTGTGGAATAGAGTGTCATCGATATCGAATATCGTTAGACTCCCAGTCGGCTCTACCACCGCTTCTTCTATGTATTCTCTAAACCTTTTCATACCTTTATTATACCGCAAGTTGCAATTAAAGACAACACCTTTCTGTAATAACCCTACAGACTTGAGGGGATTATCCTAGAGTGAAAGTGCCGTTGGCTCCCTTGTGTGGACCAGAAGATCCCTTTATAGTCATGGTCGCCACATTCATAATCTTACCAGTTTTCTTATGTGTACCCTTAATGTTGACAGCAATGCCACCATTATGAACTACATGAAGATTTTCAAAATTATCTAAGTGTTCATCAGCAATTTTATGTGCAGGTTTTACTACAGGTTTTGATGAACCATCATCTTGAACATGAGAGTGTGCCACAGTGTGCGGGATTTTAGTTGGTGCGGATACATGCTGATTAACAATTTCTCTAAGTTTAGTATCATCATGTGTAGCCAAACCATCTGCAAATTTCTTGGCGATTGCTCGTTTAGCAATCAATGCACCTTCTTCTGCAGACTTTGCTCTTGCTGCAGCCATCTGTAGAAACTCATCTGGTTTCTTATGGTTGTCATGAGCATTAACAAACATCTCAAAATGTTTATGTGTATTCTTTTCTTTTGCGGATAACTTTCTACCAGAAGAAAGTAATCCAGAAAGACGAGCGTGTTCTGCTCTTACTTTATCAATACCCAAATTGTCTGCTTTGTATTGAGCATGACGATCCTCTGCAGAACCAGTGTAACCTAATTTTTCCATCGCTGATGCATGAACTTTTAAATGTGAATTTAAAGAACCTGCTGCAATGTTTGCAGTTTTCTCTAAAGAGTCAAGTCCTGGATTGCGATAGTTTGGTTGTTTGTTTGTTCCGTACTTTGCTGAGATTCCATGATGTCCAATAACCTTACCATTTTTATCATGAATTTCTGCGATTAAATCTGCATTTGAGTTCACATCTTTAATGCCAGTAGTTTTCTCATGATCTCCAGGTTTGTTTGGTTTGTCAGCGTTGGATGTCCAGTAAACATTTCCAATCTTATGTCCAGGTTTGATATGTCCCTGTTGTACTAAATGATCG